GTTTCCCAGTCACGATCGCGGGGGGCGGCGATCCGATCCGTGGCAACTGGATCAGTGCAGTAAAGCCGAAGGACGCGGAAACAAGCGTCGGCAAGGCTTTGCCCGTGAAGTCGGGCGGCGGGTCTGGTTACGGCTCTGGCGGTAGTCCGAGCGGAAGCGGTGGCGTGCCTGACTTTGATGATGAAATCCCGTTTGCGCCGGAGGTGCGGGGATGACCAGCACAACAACGCAACGCACAAAAGAATGGTATGAGGCGCGTCAATCGCGCCTCACGGCCAGCATGGCAGGGGCGGCGCTTGGCGTTGCCCCATACATGAGCCAAGAGGATTGTCTGCGGTCACTGGTGCGGAACATGCACGGCATGGAAAGCGAGTTTAACGGCAATGTCGCAACCGAATGGGGCAACGCCAACGAGGACTTGGCCCGTGCCGCGTATGAAATGGAAACAGGCAACACCGTGAAGCCTGCGGGCTTTGTGGCTTTCGAGGAATGGACCGGAGCCAGCCCAGACGGATATGTCAGCGATGATGGTTTGATTGAAATCAAGTGTCCCTACGGCATCCGCAAAGACGCCAATCCCGTGTTCAAGCCTATCTCCGATCAGCCGCATTACTATGCCCAGATGCAGCTACAGATGTTCGTGACGGGCAAGGGCTGGACGGACTTTTGGCAATGGACGCCACACGGGACAAAGCTGGAAACAGTCAAATACGATGGCGCTTGGATCAACCAAAACCTGCCACGGCTTAAAGCGTTCTGGTGGAAGGCTCGCCAAGCCGATCCAGCCGATCACGAAGGGCCAAAGCGGGCAATCATCGACACGCCGGAAGCGGTGCGGTTGATTGCGGAATACGACGAATTGTCGGACGCCATCGACAACGCCACCCAACGCAAGAAAGACATTATAGCGCGGATGGTTGAAATGTCGTCTGGCAAAAACGCCGTTGTGGCAGGTCGCAATCTCACGCTGGTGAAGCGTGCAGGGTCGATCAGCTACGCAAAGGCAATCAAGGAACTGTTGCCGGATGCGGATTTGGAAAAGTGGCGCGGTAAGGCGTCGGAAAGCTGGCAGGTGAAGTGAACCGCGCCCAGCGCATAGATGCTGCAAACGACGCGGCAAACAAAATCCTAGCGGCTCTGAGGGCTGCTAGGACGCCCCAAGAATGCGCCGCCATATCCGAAAAAGCCGCCAAGACGTTTGCGCGATTGCAAGAGGTCCATCCCGTGCGGGCCATCCATATCGTCAACTTGGCCGAGATGAAAAAGAGGGAGTTTGCCAGCCATGCCCCTAAGACCATACCAGCAAGAAGCCCACGACGCCGCGTGGCAACACGTCAAGACGAGTATCGAGACTTGTTTGATTGAGGCAGCAACAGGCGCGGGCAAGAGCCACATCATCGCGGCGCTTGCTCATACGATCCACGGCCACACGGGCAAGCGGGTTTTGTGCCTTGCGCCCAGCGCCGAGTTGGTCACTCAGAACCGCGAGAAATTCCTAGCCACTGGCAACCGTGCCAGCATGTTTTCGGCAAGCGCGGGCGGCAAAGAGTTGCGCTATCCTGTTGTGTTTGGTTCGCCGCTCACGGTCAAAAACAGGATCAGCCGCTTTGCGGATGGATACGCCGCAGTCATTGTGGACGAGGCTCACGGCCTGACACCAACGCTCAAGAGCATCATCGACGCTATGCGGGCGGGTAATCCGAACCTGCGCGTGATCGGCACCACGGCAACGCCATATCGCATGGGTGACGGGTATATTTTCCGCATGTGGCCTGACGGTCGCGTGAATGACGATTACACGACGCGCGACCCGTACTTCATGAATTTGGTCAGCCGCATCACCGCGCCGGAATTGATCGGCATGGGCTTTCTCACGCCGCCCGTGATCGGAACACCGGGCGCGGATGGATACGACACCAGCGGAATGCAGGTCAACGCACGTGGTCAATTTGATAAGGCCGATGTAGACCGCGCCTATCACGGCAAGGGCAGGCTAACTGCGCAGATCGTGGCCGATGTGATTGAACAGTGCCGCAATCGGCAAGGCGTGATGTTTTTTGCCGCGACGATACAGCACGCGCAAGAGGTCATGGAAAGCCTGCCCCCGGAAATATCGGCTATCGTCACAGGCACCACGCCGAAGCGGGAGCGGGACAGCATCTTGCGGCGGTTCAAGGATAGGCAGATCAAGTATCTGGTGAATGTCGCGGTTTTGACGACAGGCTTTGACGCACCTCACGTCGATTGCATTGCAATCCTGCGCAAGACGGAAAGCGCGGGGCTTTGGGCGCAGATCATGGGCAGGGGCTTGCGCCTCGATGACGGCAAAGCGGATTGTCTTGTGCTCGACTACACCAGCAACATCGACGACCATTTCCCCGATGGTGATTTGTTTGACCCGAAGATCGAAGCCAAACGCGCCAAAGACAAGGGCGACGGGATAAGCGCCGAATGCCCTGAGTGCGGCTATGAAAACACGTTTGCGGCAAATCCTGAATATGCCGATTTTCCCGTTGATCCAAACGGCTATTGTCTGGACTTAGCGGGCAATCAGGTCATGACGGAACACGGCCCGTTGCCTGCGCATTATGGCAGGCGATGCTTTGGAATGCACAAGACAGGACCCGGCGGCACGTATGAGCGGTGCGGATACCGTTGGACGTTCAAGGAATGCCCTGAGTGCCAAGAGCCAAACGACATCGCGGCGCGGTATTGCGTCAAGTGCCGATGTGAGATCGTTGATCCGAATGAAAAGCTAAGGGCTGATTTTAAGCGGTTGAAGCGTGACCCATCACAGGTGCAGACCGATGAAGTCCTGAGCATGGACTTGCGCGAAGGCATTTCAGGCGCGGGCAATCGCACCGTGCGGGCTGATTTTGTCACGCCGTATCGCAGCTTCAGCGTTTGGTTTGTGCCGGAAAGCCGAGGCTGGAAACAGCGACAAGAATGGGCGGATTTTGTGAAGGCAACCGATGGCGGCACGCATAAGCCTAATACCGTCACCTATCGCAAAGATGAAAGCGGGTTTTACCGCGTAATTGATTTGAACAGGAGTGCGGACGTTGAACCTCAAGAGCCTACCCTTCCCGATATACGGCGATCAGCACTGGCGGGGTAAATGCCCCGTCGAAAGCGTTGAACAGATCACGTTTTTCAATCAGCTTCGCACAACCTATCCCGACACATGGGGCAGGCTGGCACTACATCCGCGCAATGAGCAACAGCTACGAGGCGGGCAGCATCGCGGCATGATCCGCCAGAAGGCCGAGGGGCTTACACCGGGCGCATCGGACGTAATCATCCCGGCAAAGGTCGCGTTTGTATGCGAGATCAAGCGCCAAGATCACACGCAAAGCAAATGGCAACAGGGTCAAGTGGAATATCTCGAAGCCGCCCATAATGCCGGGGCTTTTGCCTGTGTTGCCTTGGGTTGGCAAGGCGCTTGGGATGCCTTGTCGGACTGGATCAAGATGTATTGCTAGGCCGAAAGTTTGCATTGGTGCAAATTTCTTGTTGATTTGGTGGTGTGTTTTTCGTAGTCTGTACCCATCAGCAACGGCCTAGCGCCACTAGATAAGGGAAAACTAAAATGGCTACAGAATTTACCAAATGGGCAAACGAAAAAGGCAAAACTGCACTCCTCGGCACATGGGCAAAGATTGGCCGCAGCCGTTACCAGCGTGTAAGCGGTGAAGTTGTTGCCAAGGTTGGCAACGTGTGGCGCATCGAAGGTGGCCGCGCATATCAGACACGCGCCGCCGCGTTTTCGGCAGTTGACTGGGCAAACGCCTAACACAACGGGGCTTCGGCCCCGCTACCCATAGCCGCGATGAGCGCGGTTATCGTGGCGGCATTGCTGGACGACTAGCCCCGGCAAGTAAGTCCGCCGCGCATTAATAGGAGAAACGACACATGACACACGCAAAGAACATGCAGATGCTCAACCGCGCGATTTATGACGCGATACGCTCTGGCAACCGCGAAGGCGCAAACGTCACGGCGCTGCGCGAGATGGCCGCAGATATAGATCACATCATAGATCACGGCTGCACCCGTGAAGAAATGCGGGAGCGGATGAAGGCGCAGCGCCAACTTAACCAGAACGCATAGGAGATGCCGAAATGAAGTTTTGGACCGTGCTGATCGCATTGTACGGCGTCGGGGATGGGGACGTGGAAAGCCGCGTCCTCTTTCCAAGCGAAGCCGAGTGCGGCGCAGCCCTGCAACCGATGCAAGCCATCCTTGAGGCGTCCTATGACGACGTAGCAGTGCTGTGTGAACGCTCGACGCTGTTGAGCGCATCGCCGCGCCCTGTGGCCCGCCCAGAGGGGTTGGGGGAATGAGTCGCAGATTTACCGGACACAAATACCAATGGACACGACCATTTACATCAACGCGCCATCATTGGGAGTTTCGCGGTCCCCGTGGCGGTGTTCACTTCCATGTGTCCATAATGGATGACCCTAAATACGGCGAACCGACTGCTGGTCTTGAGTTCCATCACGCCTTTGACCCGACCAAAGGGCAGCAAGCGCCACACCATATAAATTGTCCCGTGACGGGGGGCCAATGTTGGCACGAAGGAACTTCCCTATACGCAAGCGAGCACGTTTGGCCGCTGGTCAAGATGTACCTTCAAGATGGAGAGCATCGCCAAATTTTTAACATTCTCGAAGGTGAGTATAACCGACATTTTGAACAATACGAAAAGCCGGGAATGATTTTGGAGCAGTCAGAATGACCTGCTGTAACCACACCTGCAACGAAGGCCGGACCTGCCCGCTGCGGGTCCGTCGCCGCCTAACAATCAAGCCGCTGGTGATGGAGATACTGGCGGCGATAGCTGGGAGGAAAGACGATGAGTGATGATCTGGTGAAGCGGTTGCGCACCCCAGTAGGGTTTCAAGACTTGCCATTCATACAAGAGGAAGCAGCCGACCGCATCGAGGAGCTGGAGGCCAAGCTGGCGAAGGCGGTGGAGGCGTTGACACCAAGCGGCGAGACTAAGGCAGCCTACATCGCGGAGGTTGAAGCAGATTGTCCGTCAGGTCGAGCTATACGGATCGTGACTGGGAAAC